CTGGCTTTTGTTAAGCACTTTTGGGAAGAACAGGAAACGTCGATGGTAGTATCTCGAGAGTATTGGTTTACTGGATGGTGGGATACCACTGTGGAGATGACCAAGCAGAGTTTTAAAAATTTTTCTCTCTTAGCTCAATCCAGGCCATGGACTTCAAGTTTAGTGGCCTCAGGGGTAGTAGGATTGGGCGCCCTGGTCCGCCGTCTGATTAAACGAATTCGTGGCGTATCTTTACTACGAGCTGCTTTATACTATGGCTCCTTGCCCCAGGACCCAGGGTACATCAATTACTACCCTCATGCAGCCATAATAGATTACACACCATGGAACGTTATTTATACTTTGCTGATTGCGCCCTTTGGCGAGGAATGGGTAAAAAGAAATCTACCGTGGTTCCCTTTGGCGGAAGTTGAGCTTTTGTGCTACTCTGCCGCGGCCGCTGGTCAGGCGGCTATGGCAAGCAGTCCTTTGGGGTGGGCCTGGCTTGGACTCAGTGTGGCTAATCGTTTATATGTGTACTATCAGCATAAGAAATGGGAGAAGATGTCCTATAATGAGGGAGTGGTTTCTCACGCACGTCACAACATCTTGGCTCTAGTCACACAACCCATTTTGACTGTACTCCAAGCCTGGATAAATGGGCACTCCCCTCGGGATATAAAGGACGTTGTGTTCACCACTCAGGGAGCTCTCGTATTTTTCTACGGAAAATGTGAGAAGCGTCTGATTGAAGTGGACCCTTCTTACTATGCACAAGCAGCAGCCTTGCCCATTTCTGCATACCTAGCCACTTTTTTCTCCTATTCTTTATCGACCTTCTCGTCGCTCCGCAGCATTCGTGGGCGTATTGAAACCATAAAAGGCAATTTCTACCCCACAATCAACTCGTTCTTCCAGATGAAGGAACCGTTGAAAACCAAAGCCCAGCTGTTGGATATGAATTGGAGATCCCGTTATTTCCCAACTGACCAGAGAGGGTTCGTGCATTGTTGGGCTTTCAAAACTGGAGAATATAGCCCGACTGCTTTTTCAAACAATAAGCACAATGAGAAAATAGCCATTGAGGCGCGAGTTCTCGGCCAAACTCCAAAACCCCAACATTTCTTTGTGAGTGATTATCGATCCTTCGTTTTGAACAATTTCCGTCGTTTGTTTCCACGAATGTATAACATTCCGGAGTGGAGCTTTTCGGATTATATCAAGAGCAGTAATGCCCAACCCAGTGTCAAACGATTGCTTACCGCCACTAATCAAATCTTAGAGGATGAGAGCATTGATTGTTGGTCTCAGCTAACACCCCGAGAGCTCCACGATTACACCAAACGCAAGGCATTTATTAAAGTGGAACTGGACTTGTATTCTAGTAGGGCCGGTTTTACCGAGAAGGCTCCCCGTCTCATTCAAGGAGCCCAACCCCAGTTTACTTGTTTGGTGGGTCGTTGGGTTTCGGCCGTTCAGGCCGTACTGAAACGTCGTTGGAACGTCTCATTTCCCATCCTCTTCAGCTCCGGTAAAACCAACCTTCAACTAGCCAAACATATCGACAAACCCAACTTGGTGTATGTGGAGGACGATTTTTCCAAATTCGACAGCACAATCCACAAATATTTGTTGGCCGTTGAGGTGGAAATTTTCAAACGGTTCGGGTGCCCTAAGGCTGTTTTAGCTTTGATACGCAAAAATGTGAACACCCGTGGAGTCACTCTTCACGGATATAAGTACAAATGTGAGGGCACACGTAAATCTGGTGATCCTTACACGAGTCTCATGAACAGTATCACCAATGCTCTCGTTCACCTTTATGTGTACTGTCGTGTACACTCTATTACTTGTGAACAAGCTCTCAAGGAAGTGCGGATGTTGGTTCAGGGTGATGACAACGTTTTTGCTTACCCATCTTGGAGACCCCCCATCGATTTTGCCGCTGAGATGCTAAAGTTGGGCTTGGTAGCAAAACCCATCTTACATCGAGATTTAAATAATGTTGAATTCTGTTCTTCCCGAATTGTCCATACTAATCAAGGACCGTGTTTTGCACCTAAACCGGGAAGAGTTTTAAGCAAATTGGGCTACTTTGTTTCACCCCCGAATGTGCACCCCCACCAATTGTTGCGGGGGGTGGCGCTCGGTTTAATGCCGGGATGCCAGTTAGTGCCACCCATCAAGGCTGTGTTAGACCGAATTTTGCTGATTACCACGGGCAGCACGCCAGTCTTTCCTCGGGGCCTATTTGAAGACTATAAAATGACCTTTTCCCGCAATTTGAAACCTGACTACTATCCTACGATGTTGAACCTGGCTCAACAATATAATTGGACACTTGCAATGCAGTCTAGCCTCGAGATGTGGCTTAGTTCTGCCTTTTTGGGGGACAGCTATCCGGTGGAGCTGGTCCTGCCCCTGTTCGATTCGGACACGGGCGGCCCCAAATCTTTTTAAACGCCGATGAGGCTTGCCCTGCTAGGCTGTGTGCCCGGGTGGTTAGGGGCATTATGGTATTTACCTCCCCAACCTTCCAAAACACAAAATTAGCAACCCAACCCTTATGCAAGCAATCCACTCATCATACGCGGCACCGTTAGAACTGCACAACGCGGCATCGTCACAACTGCAAAACTGGGATAGCACCCGCGCGGCATCGCAAGAACTGCCAATTCAAGGCATCTCACACGCCTCTAAGTGTGAGCCCCTCTTCTTGCTCCAAATTCAAAATGCGCCTTTTTCCGCTGTGGAGGATAGGTATTTGCGCATTCTGAATGAAACCGGTCTGTCTAAGCGACAAATATGTAATGTGTTTTGCCGCCTGGTGGGAATTGCCGATCCCACTGAATACTTTAAGCAGGGGCAGAAGAAAATACGCTATATTCGATCCCATCCGGTTAGGGATCTCACCCGGTATGGCATTGAACCAAACCCAGGACCCGAGGTGGAAATTTCGGCTCACCCCTCTGTCCCTACTCCGGCTTTCGCCTTCCATGGTAATTATGGTGGTCCCAATTACACTGGAGGCGAATTGCGGCCTGTCAAACCAAATTTTAGCGTCCCTCCTATTGACTTGATGGATTCTCACTATCGCGACCACGATAAAGGCTATGGGAACCTTACCAATATAGCCGCAGAAAAGGCTGCTGATGACAAACTTATTGAAATGATCAAAAAAGACGCCCCCTTATTGAGCAAGCACAAATTGGCTCAATTGGCCTTCCAACTGAAACGAGCCTTTAATGTTTCTTTCTCGGTGGATCAATTAGTAGGGGAGCTTAGAAACCCCCATTCGCGACAAAAATTGGTTCGTCGCCTCAACCGTCTCAAACCACGTCTGGTAGGTGTGGAATTGAATCCAGGCCCACCGAAGAAGAACCCCAATAAACGACCTCAAAACTCTAAACCCCGTCGTAATAAAAATAAAAATCAGAATCGCAAGGCCAATCAGAACTTTGTAGCCCCAGTAGCTCAAATGCGGCGTATGACCATCAGAGAGCCTCGAGTCAAATATGGTAAAGGAACTGTCACCATCACCCACCGGGAATATGTCGGTGACGTTATGACCCAAGTGGTTGATGTTGACCATACTGTCTATTCCCTTCCCATTTACCCCACTAACTCTGCCCTCTTTAAGTGGCTAAGTGTTATTGCCGCAGGATTTGAAGAGTATCGCTTTCAAAATCTCAAGTTCAGTTATGAAACTGATGTATCCACTTCAACTGGTGGTGTAGTTCTGAGCGCTATCGATTACGACGCAGCCGACGCTCCCCCTACAAACAAATCTGACATATCACAGATGTACCATTGTGTTCGCTCCGTTCCATGGCAGAGGGCTGATTGCCATTTTAACCCCAAAAAAGCCAATCGTGTGAAATGGCATATCAATCGGAATGGGTTCTCCAACGTGCCCGTTCCCAATATTGACTATGATGCCGGAATGTACCACATGATGTTGAGTGGGGCGGCTAATTCCAGTGTTGTTTGGGGGGAGCTATGGGTCGAGTATACTGTCGTTATGCGCACCCCAGCTCCTAACTTCAACACCGGAGCGGAGACCCTTTACATGATGAGCGCAGGCACAGTTACTACCCTGTCCCCTTTCAGTACAACACCAACCAAAGTGATTTACTCTGAGAACTTTACCTATCCTGGGCGAGTCGTACCAACTGCAGCCGTCAGTTATGAATATCTCAACATTGCTACTGACGGCTTATACCAACTCGTCTGGCATATCAATGGCACAGGTCTCACCAATGCCGCTCCAGGTAATTTTAATGTGGGATTGGACTCTCACGCTTTCAATGTGACCAACCCCTTTGGTGCTATGTACTCCTACGGGGCCCAATCGACCACTGATCAAATTTATATGAAAATTATCAACATAGCCGGAGCAACTGCAGCAGAACCTGCAGTTCTGCATTTATATTTATCCAGTGCCTCATCCTTTGATAAATCTTACCTAACCATGTTTCGAACACCCCCTCATTCCGGATTAACCGTGCAGTATCCTCTATACAAAAACGGTATCAAGCTTGAGTCACTGGGGGTGCGTCAGCTTATCCCCAAGAAAACTCTGCCATCCGACAATCCTATCGTGCTACAAAGTGAAAAGGACCGAATTGAAGAAATGGTCCGTAAGGCAGTTGATAGGAAGTTACGATTCTTGCGGGATGGCCTGGACACCGATGACGAGAAACATGAATATGTCGAAGCGCGGGAACCCTAGTTCCCATAGTGACTCAATTTTCTCACTTTTACGCCCGTTAAGAATTCACTAACCTCTGAACCGGGTATGCCATTTTAGTCTGTGGTCCCAATCAGCACCGTATGCTAGTGTGCTGCTTGGGTCCCTAGCAGTCCCAACCATTGTTGCTGGGGTTCACTAGGGTTACCATACCACACTACATTATTCTCGACATTGCCCCTTCCGGGGCTCGTCAGGCAGTTGCTGGACCTTCAACGAGGTCGAGAATGGGGACTTAAGAAAGCACCCTGGAAATTTACCAGGGACCCGTCAAATTCGTTTTCCCAAAATCTCTTCGGAGTGCCGCGGGAAAACGATCTTTATACCATCTTGCCCC